GTCACAAAATTGAAAAAACTTTTTCAGTGATGAGACCATAAAAATTTTTATGGTCACAAATTTTGTTTTTGAGCAAACTATTTTAGATTTTTCGATTTTGGACATTTTTTTTGTCCATTTTTGAAAAGTTAAAAAAAGTCTTGAACAAAAATATTCAATTTTTTTAAATATGTAGTGAATTTTTTTCACAAATTTTAAGAAGTTACTTACATGGTTGTAGTAAAAAACTGATTTTTCTTTAAGTAGGTTATAAAAATAATATATTTTGAAAAACATATTATTTTATTTTATTTTATTTTCTTCGTTTTATGGTTCTTCTTGCCTTCTTTGAAATTCGTCGTTTTACGGTTTTCAACGTTTTGGCCTTTTTCATCGTTTGTCTTCGTTTCCCTTTTCTTCGTTTCATCGTTCTTCTACCGCCTGTTTTATTTGTCTCTCCATGCGTAAAATCTTCATCATCATAATCGTTATAATCTCCCCATTTTTTAATGTTTTCTTCTATCATATCTTCGACCACATCTTCTTTACCTGGTATTTTTATTTTTTCCAATAAATATTGTTTCAAATTGGTTCTTCTTGCTTGTGAATCGCTTGGAAAAGGTTCATTAACATAGGTGAAATGCTTGGGTGAATGTAATTTAAACCAATCTAATATATAATATTGAAAACCTGTAATTAAAGGAATAATTGTACTACAATCTTGTTTATTTTGAGAAGTAACACAAGCAGGAATTAAAGAAAGCACCAATCTTTCTAATACTCCATTTATACAACTCATTGTATCACCTACTTCATGAGCTTGAAGACAATCCTTAATAAAACTATCAACGTACGCTTTTTGAAATAAGCGTGATTGCTTTTTTACGTATTCCAAAGAATAAAAAATAGACTTTCTTACGGACTCATTTAAATCATTGTACCTAAAATAGGGATTGTTTAATCTATTCAGAATTATTTGAACTCCGTCGAGTTGTTCTTTTTTACTAGGTGCTTCCCTACTAAACGGGTTACTAATTAGTGAGGTACTAATTAATGATTTTATTGTGTCAGTAATGTAATTTGGATAATTTAAATTACTAGGCATTGCTGGGTTGCCAATTTTTGCGGATAAAAAATCATTTAATACATCGTATTTAATGTTTCCGGCTGCCTTATGAACTTGATTTGGGTCAACTACTGGTTTAGGTGCCGTTGGCGTTGGTTGTCTTCGTGGCATTGTTGGTTTGTTTTCTTCCACCATTCTACGAGAAAAAGCGAACATTTCAAATGTAACTGCTTCAGAATTAATGTCCCAACTAGTTAAATTTTGACTTAAATCTGAACAATATTTAAACATCTCATTCATATCTAAAACATTGCTAACATTCCAACTATCTAACGCTTGATTAAAATCCCAGCAATTCATAAACATCATATTCATATTTGTTACATTACTAACATTCCAACTATTTAACTCTTGATTAAACATATGGCAATTCATAAACATACTATTCATATTTACTACATTACTAACATTCCAATTTCTATTTAACTCTTCGTTAAAAAAAGGTTGATTAAATTTAAAACAATTCATAAACATACTACCCATATCAGTTACCCTGCTAACATCCCATTTATTTAAAGGACTATTAAAATTATAACAATTCGAAAACATGCCATTCATATTCGTTACGTTACTGACATTCCAATCATTTAAGGCTTCATTAAAATTGTCTTCGCCTTTAAACAACTCACTCATATCCGTTACTCTACTAACGTCCCATTGACCTATCTGTTTATCCTTTAAATCCCATGGTAGATTTTCTTTACTTTCTATATAATACTTTACGTATTTTTTTATATTCTCATTTGTTATTTTTGTTTGTATCTTTAATGTCTTACGCGGATCTGGAAAAAAACCACTCATTATAAATATATATATATATATATTTTCTAAAATTTGTAAGAAAATATACATTAAAAATTAACTAGTAGAATACTTTATAAAATCGGTTTTTACCATTTCGTGGTTTTCTTAACGCTAATCTTAGGACCGCCGCCGCGCTTCTTGGTTTTATTTGGGTCATATTGTTCTTCTTCATCATCGTCTTTAAGGTTTTTCGACAATTCCCAGAATTCTTTTGACCCCAATCGGAAGTCGCCATGATTATCGGCCTTGTACCAAAACACCTGGTCATGTAGTTTATTCGATTTTGAGTTGTTGTTAATGACTAAGCACTCATAATTTTCTGTACACTGGTCCATCACCTGACAAAAGGACTCAAATGTTGGAAACATACCGGCATAATTTTCATAAATTCTTTTCCTATTCGCTATATAATTCTCTCTTAAAATAAAAACGTAGTCGATGTTAGTACGCAATGTGGGCGGAATACCCAAAGGATATTGCATAGTAATCACTAACATGACCTTCCAGTGTCTGCCGTTCATAAATAGGAGGCGCATTAATTTATCTCGCGACCATGTGTTATCATAAAGACAATCATCCAGAATAACGAAAGCCCTCGGATCAATTGTGCTACGCTTATATGTTGCCATTTCTTCTTTAACCTGCTTCAGCACAGTGCGCTGCCGCTTTAAGACATTTTCTATTATAGCCGAATTATATTCATTATGGATAAATAACTTCGGCACCATTTTGCTATAAAACCCGTTACCTTCTTCTGTCCCCGAAATAACCGTGCCAATGGGAATGTCTTGTTGATAATATAATAAATCTCTAACTAAAAATGATTTACCGGTATCACGCTTACCGATTAAAACAACTACAGGACCTTTGTTTTCATTCGGTTTAAACTGGATACTCTTCATATCAAATTTTTTTAGTTCTAAGGTCATATCTTATAACTTTTAGAAAGATTATTTTATCTTTTTTACGAAATAAGCATAATAGTGGATTTATCATTTATCATTTATAATAAGTTAAAAACACATATAATTTATATATTAATTAGCTAAAGAAAGATGTTTGTAAATTACCAAAAACGAAAGAATAGTGAACTGTTCAAAACTTTAGAAAACCCGAGTACTCTTTTTTTGTCCAATACACAAAATTATATACCCATATATTCAAAATTCTTCTCATTAAATGAAACAAACTTTAACAATATAAATTTAAACCATAAATGGTATATTTCAAACGTAAACTGTGATGAAGAAGATGTAGATGAGAACAACCGCATATTTAATTGCAAACTAAAAAACATAAACAATAACAAAACAAAAGACAAAGATGTATTTTTTAAATTAGCCCCCTTATTAGACCCATATAAGTATTTAGTTGGTAAATACAATGTCCATGACGAAAAATTATATACTTTGCCCAAACTAACTTCAACGGACGCAAACTGTAATAGCAAATTTATAGACCCAAACAATTCAGCCTATGTTGATGGACTATTTGTACATTTATCTAGCACATTGATACACACTTTTAATTTTACTCACGGTGTAGATTATTATGGTTCCTTTTTAGGTGTTAAAAATAATTTCACGTTGAATGTTTGTGACGATATTGAATACTTGAATAATTCCGAATTTTTTAATAAAAATAAGAATAGTTTATTTAAAATAGATGATTATGAGCATTTATTTCAAAATGAAAACGAAAACGGTAAATTGAAACCCATCAAAATACAACAGAATACGAGCGCTATGTCTCAATTATCTATTAATTCCTTTACGGACGAATTATTTGAAGACGTTTTCGATGAAAATATGGTTGTTGAAAATATTGACGAAAATTTGAGTGAAATGAATTTAGAAGCAGTTGATTTAAATAGCGCTTTATCGGATAAAAAAAATATGAGTCAAGTTACATTAAAATCGAATTCCACTTGTTCCTCTAGGTCATCCCATACAGACGAGGAAGATAACATGGATGAAGAGATTCCAGAACTTGTAAATGATGATGCCTTAGATAATAATATGGATATGGATGAAGATGAAACCTCTCCCGGAGAAGAAGATGAAATAGAAAACGAAGATGATTATGAAGATGTTAGCGATTCAGAAGATGAAGAAGAAGTAATAAATGCCACTATAAAAAAGTTCCCTATTCAAGTGATTTGTATGGAGTATTGCGAAAATACCTTTGATGATTTGATTTTAAACAATAAATTAAGAGAGGAAGAATGGTATTCCGCGTTAATGCAAATAATAATGATTTTAATTACTTACCAAAAAGCATTTAATTTCACACATAATGATTTACACACAAACAACGTTATGTATAATCATACGGATAAAAAATATATATATTACTGTTATAAAAAGACGCATTACAAGGTTCCAACATTTGGCCGATTATTTAAAATTATAGATTTTGGTAGAAGTATATATAAATTTAACGGACAGATTTTCTGCAGTGATAGTTTTCAAACGGGTGGAGATGCGGCAACACAATATAATACTGAACCTTATTTAAATGAAAAGAAACCAAGATTAGAACCGAATTATAGTTTCGATTTATGTCGTCTTGCTTGCTCCATATTTGACTATGTTATTGATGATACGGATGAACTAAAAGACCTTGACAAATGCGATGACCCAATTAAACGTCTAATCGTAGAATGGTGTTTAGACGACAAAGGAATAAATATGTTATATAAAAATAATGGAGATGACCGATATCCAGACTTTAAATTATACAAGATGATAGCACGTTGTGTCCATAATCATACACCTCAAGCGCAATTAGAGAGACCAGCATTTAAGGCATTTAGTAATTTTAAGGGAGACATTTCGCCTGACGTTATTGATATAGATAATATTCCATCATGCGTGTAATATTGTTGGGGGTTTTGCTTTTTTCTGTTTTTCTGTGTTTTTTGTTCATAATAGAAAATATTTACGTATATTATGAACGACTATGGATTTATAATAATAAGACACGTCAATTCCGAAATTACAAATGAATACTGGAACCATTCCGTGAAATTATTAAAATCATTATACCCAGATAAAAAGATTGTTATTATTGATGATAATAGTAACACCGACTTTTTGAAATCCGATTTTAATTATGAAAATGTAGAAATTGTTCAATCGGAATTCCATGGGAGCGGCGAGTTATTACCATATTATTATTTTTTAAAAAACAAGTATTTCGATAATGCCGTTATTTTACATGACAGTGTTTTTTTCCATAGGAGAGTTTCTTTTGAAATATTAAAAAATGTAGACGTTATGCCATTATGGCATTTTAATCCAGATAGATTAGATTTATCTACAACGCTACAAATAACAAATAAACTCACAAATTTTAATCAGATACATGATAAATTACAATTAAAGAATAATATATTAGGAATGTCACATATTAACGATTCCGGTGTATGGTACGGATGTTTTGGCGTGCAATCATATATCAGCCATAATTTTCTTGTAAAAATAAATAACATATATAACATTGAAAATCTAGTAAACGTTATAAAAACAAGACCTCATAGATGTTGTTTAGAGAGGATAATGGGAAGTATATTTTATACGGAATATAAAGGTTTACGTAATAGAAAATCTTTGTTTGGGGATATAATGAAATACCAAAAATGGGGTAGTTCTTTTGAACAATATAAGAATAACTTAAAAAAAGGCACTGTAGAAAAGCCTGTTGTCAAGGTGTGGACGGGTCGTTAGAAATTTTTTATTGTATGGTAAAGCACAATAAAAAATATAAAAATATGAAAATATGAAATACAAAATTTAGAACCCTGGATTATCAGTAAATACAGGTGTTAATTTTTTTCCTCCTCCTTCAAATACAGGATTTATTTGGTTCATAACAAAATCGCCTGCTACAACACTGAAATATACTACAAGAGCATCGCGAATAAGGTGCTTCAATGGTTTTGCTTCTTTTTCAATAAATCTCATTTCTAAAAATTTAGCAATTAAAAAAACAACCGATATAACACCGGCAATAATAAAAATATTTTCCATCTAAATTATTATACCAGTTTCTTATTTATAAATTAACGCAAATTATTCTAAAACTTCGATTTCATCCATTAATAAATCAGGTAAATACAACTCTAGTGGAGGTTCTTCAATATTATGGACGTCTAGATTATCTAAAGTAAACGTTTCAGACGATATATTAAGTTTAGAATTATCATCGTCGTCTTCTTCCTCCATTTTTCTTTGTTGATATCTAAGGTCACTTATTTCTTCTAGTCGTTCAATTGTTTTGGGAGCGCTAACATTTGAGACAGAACCGTCTTCTGTTTTAACATAATCAATATTATTAAAACTTAAACGACTATTGGATGGAGTTATATTTGAACCAGTTACGTCAGTTGTAGCACTTCCTCCAGTGGTAGCAGTTCCTCCAGTGGTAGCAGTTCCTCCAGTTATAGCACTTCCTCCAGTGGTAGCAACCTGTTGTTTAATAGGTTCTTCAATAATTTGTTCATTTACCTCTTCCCTAACGTCTTCTTCAACCGTTTCATCCATATATGCCTTTAAAATGGCTTCTACAGGAATACTTTCTCTTAATGTGTTTAAAATACATTCTTGTACAATTATTTCAAGTTCCCTATAATTTTTTTGAACTTGTAACGGTTGAATATTTACTTCAAAAAGATATACATTCTTATAAACCTTTCTTGCTACATTAATATACGTTTTATGAATAAATTCGTCTAGTTTGGGAATATTAATATCTATTTTCTTTTGTTTTTGTCCGACACGCATAGCCGTTAAAATTTTAAGTTGAATTATATGAACACAACTGACTAAATCTTCTAAATAAGAACAACCAGATTTATCGCATATTCTTTTTCTTTCGGTTTCTATGATTTGAGCATTCCATTTTGGGATTCGAGAGATTAAATTCTGAAAGGTCATCAAATATTTATCCATTTCACCATTTTCCTTACAAAGTTTAATAGACTCGTCTAAAATAGATTTATAACCGTCAATTACTAAAGGGGTTAGAATTGTAATGAGTCTGGAACCCCATTCGTTTTTCGATTCGTGAAGTGCACTTACATTAAAATCATCCATAGATTTACTAAATATTCTTTTAAAAAATTATAAATTTAAACTTATAACCTTTTCACAAAAAACTGATATTTTCTAAAGTTATATCTAAATTTAAAAACATAAAATTTAAAACAAATAACATTAGCAATTTT